TAACCTCATCTCTTTAGCAGACATGCTTGCAGGTACTTCAGACGTATCCATAACTACATCATCAATTATAATATCGTTAGACATTTGTTTCCTTTGTTGGGCGTTCATCCAGTATTTTTTGTAGATCATCTTCAGGACCAGTCCAACCTTCAGGCTTTAACTGTTTACCTAATGCGTCTTTAGGGCCAGTTAGTTTAGCCATATTGCAGGCAGTAACAACAGCAAACATACGCTCTATCTGGTCTTCAGTGAGATCCATCTTAGCTAGTTTACCTATGTTGAATACAACACCATCAATAGCTTTATCAGCTTCCTCTACTTCAGTTGGCATTGGTAGACCACGCTGCTCTTTAGCATCTTTAACTTGGTTTAAGAAGCCAAGTGCCCATGAACGTGCTGTAACTACCATAGAGTTAGGATCTTCAGGGTTGTTGAATACGTCCTCGTAACCTTCTACAGCTTCCTCTAGGATGTAGGCAGTTTCCATGAAACTGTCCATACCTTTACCTAGGAGACCAGCTTCTTGGTTGAACGTGATTATGTCATGTACAATACTAGACATTTTTAAATTCTTTGTGTATCTGATAATAGAGTGCTACTGCTTGCATTGTAGTCAGCAATTCTTGAGCATTCTCTAACTCAATCTCTTCAATAAGTAACTTATTTAGTGTATCGTTTATAAGCATACGCGCTTTATCTAGAGTGGTCATAGAATCTAAGTCTACTGTAGATGTGGTGCCTGATTCTTCAGCTTTAACTGTGGTCTGATTATCTTGCCAAGCACTTCCAAAGAATGCCTGCATAAAGGGGTCTAAGTTTTGTTTATTTTTCATTTTTGTTCCTTTTAGTAAGTAACACATTTACATGTGCTACTTATATTAATTATCTTTAGTGAATAACTTCTCAGCATACTCAGCAAAGTTAGATCTAACAACTCTATGTAATGGCACTACGTGCTTATTGATTGAGTCACCAATATTGTTTGCGCAGTCATTTAGAATTACGCTTAGCCCATTAGTGAACTTGGTCATGTTGGGGTTGTCTATTTGGTTATTAGAGCCAATTAGTATCACCTTACAGTTCTTGCCAAATCTAGTTAATACTTTTTGTAAAGAACTACGAGACATTCCTTGAACTTCGTCAAGGATTACTACTGCGTCATTAAATGTCCGCCCACGCATACCAAGACCGGTGAGCGTACTAATGTTACAGTCTTCAATAATCTTCTTAACTTGCTCAGCAATCTTCTCTTCCAGCTCTTTACCTTTAACATTCGATGCTTTGAACTTACGTCTAGCAATAAAGTCTAATGAGTCGTAAAGAGGGTGGAAGTATACAGAGTTCTTCTCTTCAGCTGAGCCAGGAAGAAATCCAACCTCTTCGATAGCCTCAACATCATTAATAGATGCTCTAATGTAGATGATAGAGGTATATGGGCTATTAGACTTTACAAGTCTCATAGCATTTGATAGACTTACCAGCGTTTTTCCTGAACCGGCAAGTGCTTCACATACGATTAGATCCATTGCAGGGTCTAGTATAGCACGAGACAGCAGTAATTGATCAGCATTAGACGGGTTTACACTCTGCTTACGTAATTCAGCCTCAGTCTCTTTACCAAGTATGTTTATAGTCTCGTTGTTAATAGAGGCTATCTTCATTTGAGCGGAGAGAGGTGTTGTGAATTTATAGTTATAGTGTTCCACTTTATGGTCTGGGTCAATTTCCATAATGTTCTTCCCATGAAGATTCCTGAAGGTATCGTCAGTAACTTCAAGAGTCTTTGTGAACTCGTAGTCCACTTTATCAACTTCTTTAAAATCAGCAACTATCAGGCCGTCAGCAATTGCTCGTAGACGCATCATAACATCATTAGACATTAGTGTAGTTGCCCCAAGCACTCTCTTAGAGTACTTAGCCACTTCAATGATCTTCTGGTCGTTCTTGCTGTCTTTAGAAGTGTCAATATCATATTTCTGCAGTGTAACAACTATGATGTTAATACCAAATAACTTTAAAGTGGACTCTGTAGCTATATCAGTCTGCTCTACTTTAAGCACATCTGCTTTTGATAGCAGCCGCCCAAAGCTACGTGATTGGAAGGCAAGCTCGTTAAGGCCGTGCTTTTTAGCATCCATCTCTTCTAAGACTGTCTCAGCAAGTACTATTGTTGTATCTGGCACGGAGCCAAGAGCTAGTAGGTTGTTGTGATCAAGTAGTAGAACGTTTGTATCTAGTACAAGGTAATTCATTATTTACCCTTTCTATTGGCAGCAATTTCCTCTAACGATTCTATGTCACCAAGTTCACGCGCTTTCCAGCGAGCAAGTAGCTCTGCTTTACCCATCCATAAATCTTTACCTGCTATTACAAGTTCCATTTCATGAGGAGTTAGGAAACCACCATATATCTCTGCAAACGCTTTGTTTAATTCGGCATCTGTAAAGTCCATTTGGGCCTTCATTTCATGCCCTTTGCCTGATGCACCACCACTGTAATTATGAATCATAAATTGCACATAGTCGGCAACTTCAATTGTATCACATGACAGTGTTATGATTGTAGCTACTGAGGCGACAGTGCCTGATAACTTACCATGAATTTTAGCCTTACTAGCTTTATTAGCAGCTATAATCATGAATCCAGAATCTACATAGCCACCACGATTGTTAATGTGATGTGTTATAGTATCCTCTGGATATGCGTTAGTCAGTATATGGCACATTTTATTATATTCTGACGGAGCCTCTATATCATCAGTAAGATACACATCAGTATGTCTACCGGTTGTAATAATAGGGACGTAGTCGTCCCAAACTGATTGCTTAGGACTCTGCCCTAGTGGTATTGTTATCTCTTGCATTGATATCCTTTAGTTTTCATATACACCATCAAGCTGTGCAATGCGCTCTTGACATATATGTATAATCTTTTCGTAGTCAAGCTTACGTGTATTATCTATTTTTGTGCGTAGTACTCGTTTAATAATGTCAGCATCCCAAGGATTTAAAGAGTATTCTCTCCAAATATCCCATGGTTGTATCTTATGCTGTGCATAGTCAGAAGTGCCAATGTTTATCGCTTTATGTTGTGGCTTTTGTTGAGTGCTTTGCAGATTTTCATCAGGTAGTTTAGCTGATATTGACTTAGACCATACAGCGATATCTGCATCACTTGAGTATATCCCAGAAGTATTGAAGTGATGCGCTCGCAGCTCTTCAGTGACTTCAGGCTCACATTCACATTTATATAAGGCTTCACCACATTCTCTGCATTTGTAATTACTCATTAGCTTCACCATTTACATCAACAGTTCTGAACATCACACCCACTGGCTTTAACGGAATCCCATCTTTACTGAGAGTCTCGTACTCAACCTTCAAGAACTTACCGATGTAACTACCAGCTTCAGTTGCCATTACTAGACGCTCTTCGTTAGTACCACGTAGTTTAACGTTAAATCTAGGGGCAAATGTACTAATGCCGTTAGGCACTGGATTAGTCATTGGTACTCTATGGTTGCATAAGCACTCAAATACGGCATGCCCATTTTTATCAAGTTTATAGCCCATAACTCTGAACTCAGCATCTTGGACGGCCTTAACTTTGAACACATCTAAGCTTCTAGTGTTATACTCATATAAAGCAGTACGGTTACGTACAACAAGACCTTCGTAGCCTTCGGCTACTACATCATCATGCTGCTCAATAATATCGTCGTGATCTTCAACAACGCCAACATTTATAGTTACAATTGATTGTAAGTCTAATTCTGCGACTGCAGGGTATAGCTTAGTACAACGTTCTTCGTAAGTACCACCAGCATTAGGGAAGTCAAAGATATGAAACTTTAATTTAGGAGTAAGTGTATTGTGCTTCTTGGTAGCAGCCATGATATCTTGTAAGTGTTCACCATGGCAATACATCTCACCGTTAATGGAAATACCATCTAGGTGATCAAGTAAGCGTAATGCTTCCTCAGCCTGGTGTGCAGGGATTGGGTAATCCTCACCACCTCGTGATAGCAGGCGTAGCTTACCATCAATGATACGGTACTCACAGTTAACACCGTTTAGCTTGACACTGCTAAAAGCAGGGAATACTATCTTGTGCTTGAAATCATGATAATCATTAAGCTTCATCGGCAAGTACACGGTAGTTGGTGCAGAAGCAGATGTAGAGTAATTGGCTTTTTGTTTCTTAGTCCAAATAGCGTTAGCTTCTAGTATCGCTTGAGAAGCACCTGAGCTCTCGTTAGAGCGTCCAACGTTCTTAGGAGTACATTTAGTCGTCTTAGTCTGAAGTTTGCCTCCTAGGGCTCCCCACGTGACTGTGATGACGTCGTCTTGTACTTCTATATCGAAGGTTTGTGTTTTACCGGTCTTAGCGGTCTTGTATAGTGTTTGCAGCTTCATTAAATTCCTTTGTATATTTTGTGGCACTTCTATAAGCAAAGTACGGTCTATGTGGTATATCACATTTAGTACAGTCTTGATGTATAGCATTCTCAGATATAAACTCAGAACCTTTTATAGCATTGATTTTACAAGTACTATAAATAGTCTTATCAGCTTTTTTAACTAGGCCTTTGTCATCATACTTGAAGTAAGGGCAAGCACAGAAAAAACAGTTAAGAGTTTCAAGGTTATGACATTTAGTATTAGTAGCATAGAGACCGCAGAATGTGGGTTCATGTATTATCATATTATCAAAGTCAAAATAGGAAACTATTTCTTCGATTGACTTGTTTTGACCCTGTAGTTTTAATATTAATTGGGTCTTTAAGGTAGCATTGCTATCATCCCATTCTTTATAAGTCATTATGTTTCCTAAAATATTTTATATCTTCCTAAGAAGTCTTGCCATTGGTATTGCCGAAGACGCTCTAAACTATTTATAGCATCTTCGATAGTATAGTACTCTTCCATTGTGATTTGTCGTTTTATTACAAGCCTTGGCTTGTAATTTTTAACTTCATCTACAGTGAGAGTACAAATTGGAAATTTAAAATTCGATTTCACAGGCACCACCACTGCAGCCTTGAGAACCCAGTGTATCTACGTCGACAAACTCTTTTTTACCTAACTCTGAGGCCCACTCTGTAATATGGATTGAGTTCTGAATTTTCCACCATTTATGTAGGTTGTAAACGTCTTTTAAGCAGTTAGCACAATCTTCTTTAGATGTGAAATTATTAGCGAACTTATCAAATCTACGCACAAAGTCTCGTTTAGCAAGCTGTACATGGGTATCAGTTAATTTCTCACCGAATCCTTGCGCTGTACTTGTAGCAGCCCATAAGTTGTCGTTAAAGGCGTTTAAACCGGCTTCAATTAAGCCACTTGCGAATAGAGATTGCTCTCCATATTTAGTGGTAATTTCTTCCAGTGTAAGTACTTCTGTAAAAGGGGCTTGAGGGTAAGCTTTGTCGCCAGCTGCAGGTAAGAGCGAAACACCACAAAGTGAATGGCGATTATCGTAGATGTATTTCTCTACTTCGTCCCAGTCGTCAACTGTGATTGTATTTGATACATTATGACGTAAGAATGGTTTTACACATTTGTCATAATTTGTACCATATTCAATCCAGTTTTCTTGGGCATTTTTTACATACTCTAATTGTTTGATTCCTAGTAGATCTTTTTTATAGATACTACCTTCTTTTGAAAGTATAGGGAAGGCAATGGCATAGTCAGTGCCTTGTGACCACACAGAGTCTTCACAGAGGGTTGGATTAGTTTTAGCCAGTAGTCTTGCAACTTCTGACTCTTTATTCATTTGAACATGTCTAAGGTATCGTGGAGAATGCTCTCCATGGATGCCGGAGGCTGTTCCTAAAATTACTGATGCGTTTCCTGCATAAATTCATTCACTATCGTTAGTAGTGAACCGCTTCTTTAGTCTATAATAATGTGTTGTCGAGATACCGTACTGCTTTTTAGCTTCCTTGTGAGAAAGTTTAAGTATTTCAGTAACTTTAGAGGCATCTCTAGTGAAGGTTTCCTGTGTATCCCAATAAGTATTAGATACTTCAGACGCTAATTGTTTAGTTTCGTCAGTATGCTTCATACCAAGGGCAGGAGTTCTACCTTTACGTTGTTCTTTAAGCTTGCTAATCCATGCATCTCTAGCAGTAGTATCAGATGAGTTAGCTATTGCATTTAAGCTAAGTTTCTTCTTCCACTTCTCATATTGAGTACTGTTCTGCATGTTATACCCTAACGTCCCCCCGTCATGGAGATTGTAGTGTGGTACATTATTAGTACGCATGTAATCTATCTTAGCTATTTCATATAGCTCACATTCTTCTTTAGAAGAAAATGTAGCCACTGTTTCACAGCTAAAATTACCCACACCATGCTTGCGCATAGCGTTGTACAGATATGTATGGTAACGAGGCTTGTCACTAGATGATCTTGCATTAGACTGATGGCGTTGCCATCTATTAACAGGATCTTTAGTGATTCCTACGTAGACTTTTTGATTTACATTATTTGTTATTAAGTATGCATAGTACATCTTAACCCCTTTATTAGACTAAAGGCTGCCTTATGTTTCCATAAGGATTGGACTATATCATCATCTCATAGAGATGTCAAACGCTTCCACACTACTTAGTGTGTACTCCCATTTCAGGGATAGTCTCTGAACCTTCTGATAGAAATTATACCTCATGATTCCTTAGTTTTACCTTAAGGTTTACCATAGGGCTTATCTAAAAGCTTGGCTGCTGATTGGCATAGAGGCATCACTCTCTTTAGCGTTCCAGCAATTCATTTGATTATTCACTAATATATCACTATATTAGGCCGCCAGTAATGTTAC